AGGTAAAGTATAAACATTACCAGCTACGGCAGAAGCAGGTCCATTAACTATAAAAGGTTGTAATTCGTCTCTTATATGATCTAATCTGGAAGCAAAGGCTTCATCAGTTTTAGGCATACGTAAATATTGATTTAAATCTTCAAAATAACTTTCAAATATTTCAAGTTGAACCTGCGTAGCTACTTTGTTAAATTCATCTGGTGTCATGTATCCTCTTTGCTCTTTATTTAGAATACTTAACACTGTGGTATATACTGTATTAACGTTTAATGCCATATTAATATTTTAAAAAGGGACCGCCAACCGCGGCCCCATAGTAATTATAATCACTTGTTATTTTAGTTTTTTCTCGATAGATTTATAAACTTCAAGTCCTTCATCTGTTTTAAACCAAGCAGCCATAGCCGAATATGGATGTTCATCAAAAGGAACATTCATTAATTTTCTATCATTACTAGCCCAAGTAAATGTTCTCTGATCTTGAGAAAGCTTTATAATGTTATTTTCAGTAGCTATAATAGCAACGTTTCTTAATTGTACGTTCTCATCGTTAGCTAATTCTATAAATAATCTAGGGTTTCTTTTAGCAAATAAAACTAAATCTCTTTTTAATTCTTTGCTGCTTAAGTTAGTAACACTAGATCCTATTTCTACTCTTAATATAGCTTCTGCAAAATCTATATCCATCTCCATGGCGTGATTCATTGCTAACACTTCCATTTCTAAATCTTCCATGTCATCTTTAGCAACTTCAACAGCATCGTGTTCTGCAAAAACTCTTCCTCTATGCGGATGTTTAAGTAAAAATTCTTGTAAATTTCTTTTTTCTTTTGGTACTATTAAATGACCTTCTTCAAATACAACATGTTGTAATGTAACAGGTCCATTTTGCTCATCTACAAATATACTCTTTTGATTAGTAGCATATCTTATCTCTCTTTCATATCCTTTTTCTTCATCAAACCATAGTAATGGATACTTAGTAGTGTGTTTACTAGGTAACGTGTAAGTTAAAGGATTTCTATTGCTTAGTAAAAAGTAATTTCTATCTTTATATTCCCAAGTATCTTTTTTAACCTCTTGCTTGGGAGCAGGTTTTTTCTTTGTCTTTGTTTCCATAATATAATATAATATAATAATTAATAAAGACCCCGCCGAAGCGGGATCTTAATTTTAATAGCTAATTAGCTATATCCACCTAATGCAGTATTAGATGTAGTAGCTGTATCAGACATATCCATAGTTGTACTACCTCCACCATCTACTTGTTTGATAGCAGCTAAAACTTTGTTTTTTATAGCTGCACCATTTCCAGTAGAAGTGATAGTAAGTGCGGCTTGACCTCCGCTTCCATCGGCATTGACGTTATAGCCAATTACACAAGTGTTAGCAGTATGCCCAATATCTACAAGTAGTTCTAAGTTTATAACTTGATCTATACCTGCAGATGCATCGTGAAAAAATATATATCCCATAATTTCTATCTTTTAAATGTTAAACAATAATTAAGCTCCTTTGAATAACACAAAGTTATTAGCAGCTTGAGTTACTAAACATCTTTCAGATAAGAAGTGTACAGACATTACATCTTCGCCTGAAGTATACGCTCCACCTACTGAACCAGTGATCCAGTTTTTGTATCGTCTATCTTCAGTTTCAGAAGCTCTATATCTTACGTGTAAGAAAGGTCGTCTGATGTTTGATCCTAACATTTGATCATATACAGTTGAAGTTCCAGCAGGAACAAGTACACCATCAATTGCTTTATCTAAACCTCTAGTAGATGCATCATTTAGATATTTCCAGTCTGTTTTGTAGAAATCATAAGAACCTCTTCTAAAACCAGAAAATCCAAAGTTAAGCGCCATTTCAGCTTCATTATCGAATAAACCATAAGAAGCAGAAGCAGTAGAAGCATAACCTCCACCTGCCATAGCGGCAATCATATCATCAAAATCAAGAGCAGTAGATCTTGATAAGAATAACATGTTTTCTTCAATAGCACCTTGCTTATCTAAGTTTTTG